TTCGTTTATGAAGAAAATGTTCCCTGATTACTCAGAGAATATTGTCAATGATGATGAAATGAAATCTATCTTTAATGTTCTCGTCACAGCAAGTGAACAAGGATATAAGAATGTTAATATCATTGTAGGTTCAGACCGACAATCAGAATTTGAGAACTTAGCACAAAAATATAATGGCGAGTTATATGACTTTGAGTTGATTCGTGTTATCTCTGCTGGTGTAAGAGATGCAGATGCTGAAGGTGTTGAGGGTATGTCAGCATCCAAGATGAGAAAGGCAGTTGTTGATGGTGACTTTGATTCTTTCCGTCGTGGTACTCCAAAAGAATTAGATGACGGTGATACTCAGGCACTGTTTGATGCAGTCCGCACTGGTATGAAGATCAAAGCAAAGAAGAAAGAAGTTGCAGAGATGTGGGAGATTGCACCTAAGTGTGATCCCAGAGGACTTCGTGATCAATACGTCAGTGAAAATATTTTCAGGATTGGAGATGTCGTAGAGAATTTAAATACTGGATTGATTGGAGAGATTATTCGTAGAGGAACTAATCATCTCATTTGCGTGACCAAGGAAAACTATATGTTTAAATCCTGGATTCATGATGTGATGGAAGCAGTTGTAAATTATCCAGGACCATCTGGTGTTCCTGCATCCCAAAGAGAGGTAGGAACAGATTCCAATAGAGAGTATACAATGAGAATGACAGGAACACTTGGTATCAAGAATTTAATAAATAAATATAAGAAAAAAAAGTAGTAGAATTACCATGTCTGGAATTCATTTGAATGACCTTTCCAAGATTTACTTGGATCAAATTTCTGAGAAGAAAAAAGACGATACCTATCTTGAGCCTGACATGAAGAAGCGTCAGGCAAACAATGAGAAGGCACGCAAAGAACTTGCCAAGGGTCCTCAAATGAAGAACCCTCACTTCGAGTCTCTTGATCCTGTGGGAAAGGAAGACGGTGATGTTAATAATGATGGTAAGAAAGATGGCACTGACAAGTATCTGATGAATCGTCGTAAGGCGATTGGTAAAGCGATGGCTAAAAAGAAAGGAATGAAGGAAGCATTCTCTGATTGGAGAACTGATCTTTCTGAAGTTATGGGTGATGAGATGGATTCAAAACCCATCAAAGAAAAAAAAGTAAAGAATACTATCAAAATTAATCCAAAACTTGGTGAAGCAATTGAAGAGATGGGTGGTGAACTCATCGAAGCAACTGAGGTTGATGAGGCAGTCTATGGTGGAACTCCTGCTAAAAAAGAAGCACCAAAAGACAACCGCATGGTTGTCACTGATGCTGATAAGAAGGCAAATACCAAGGCATATCAGAACTACAAGGCAGGTGACAAGCGTTACAAGGCTGCCGACCACATGAAGGAAGGTATCCGTGATGTAGATCCTGAAAAGGGAACTGCTGAGCGTAAGGCACGTCTCGAAATTAAACGTGGTATGAAGATGGACGACCATCCTCAGTATAATAAGAAAAAAACACAGCAATATGAAAGTAATCCTAGGAAAGTAGAAGATCCGAGACAGGTACAAGAAGTCTACAAGGGCAAGCATGGTCAGACTGACAAGCAGTATGCTGACTCCCGATCCCAAGGTGGTAAGATGGTTTCTGGTGACTCCAAGATGAGTGGTGCTGAATACACCCATGGTCGTAGAGTCAAGGCAGCAAACCCTGGTATGCAACCTGATGTAGGTGGTAAGACCAAACCCAAGTCGCAGGGTAAGATGGATAGAGGCACTCGTGCCGATCTTGAGTATCGTAAGGCAAATCTAAAGAAAGAGGAGATGTCTCCTCAAGAGGCTGCCCTTCAGAAAAAGAAGGCAATGCTCGATCAAGCAATCGCTAGAAGAAGGAGGCAAGATCTCGGAAAAAAGACTGAAGCACCCACCAAAGTGATGGGTGAGGGAAAGGGTGATCCTTGCTGGGATACTCACAAACAAGTTGGTATGAAGAAGAAGGGTAACCGTATGGTTCCCAACTGTGTTCCTAAAGAAGAAGTTGAACTTGATGAGCGCACTCGTTTCGCAAAAGAAACTGGTAAGGACTTTAAGACTGGTAACCCATCTGAGAAAGGTGGTACTAGAACGGGAAAGTCTGCTTTTGATCAGGTAAGTCGTGAGATGCGTAAAACTGGTGGAGTGATGTCTTCTCGCGGTAAGGCAATTCAACCTCAGGGTAAGAAGAAAGAACCTGGCAAGAAAGGTTATAAAGGAGTAACTCCTGTTGATAAGATTAGAAACAGACTCTCCCAAAAGAGATCAGCAAAACCTAATCCCTACAGAGCAAGAGCTGGTGAGTCTGACTGATGCCTGCCGTATCTAAAAAGCAGCAACGTTTCTTTGGAATAGTTCGTGCCATCCAAAAAGGTGAGATGGCACCTACTACTCCAGAAACTGCTAAGGCGGCGGCTGATATGAAAAAGAAGGATGTGAAAGATTTCGCATCAACTAAACATAAGGGACTTCCAGATAAAAAGGTATCTAAGGAAGAGAAAGATTTTTCTCAGAAAGATAAAATTATGAAGAAAGCAAAATCTCTTCATAAACATCTTTACAAAAATCTTCATAAGGGAGATAAGTCTGGAGATATTAACGAATCTAAGAAAAAAACATTTAAAGAATTTTTGGAGAATATATAGAACATATACGCGAGGTCATTATGTTAGCATTTCTGCTTCCACTAGCATCGAAAATTATCAAAGATGCCGTTACTAAAATTCCAGAAAATGAAGAACTGGGTGAGAAGATGGTTGAGATCTGTCTTGTTATTCTTGCTAAGGCGGTTAAGTTGACCAAGACTGACATGGACGATCAACTTCTTGAGGTCGTTACAAAGGCAATTAAGACCAGAGAAGAAGCGTCTGAGTGACGAATCTATGAGGTCTTATTTTTTATAAATATCTTATAGCAAATTAATTTATCGAGAGTAAGACATGGCACTCTGGGGAAATAATGATAACCTGAACTCTAATGGTACTGTGACCCTCAACTACAGCACATTGGAAGTTGTTGGTACGGGAACCACTTTTGGTGCAGCAGGTGCTGGGCACACTGAAGCACGAGTTGGTGATATCATTCGATTTGGAATTAGAGACGCTGATACCTCCAATGGTTTTACCACCTATTTTGGTGATGCCGTAATTGTTGGTATTGCTAGCACAACAACATTGACAATTGGATCAACTGCAAACTTAACTGGTGGAGCAATTGGTCCCATCGGTACATCATTTACAATTTCTCAGTGTCCTAAGTCTACTGTTCTCAATTCTGCGTATAGTCAGGTCAACAGTGATTCTGATACGTTCGTCTATGGTGTTGCCAAAGGCGGATCCGAAACATCTAACGGTGGTCAGTATGAAGCAGGTGTAGGCTGGGTCGGTATTCAAACTTATATGGATAATGAAGGTAACTTAAGAGTTAAGAAGGAGATTCTTGTTGCTATGTCTGGTATCAGCACTGGTAACGTACCTGCTTTCCCTAACGCTAAGTAATTGATATGTGATGATATATGATTTTCAATGAATTGAATGAAGATAATTTTTTATTATTCGCTATTAAGAATTATCAGAATCCCCAAGCTGTCACAAGAGAAGATTTTGAACGTGATTTAAATCACTTCAAGTATATTAAACGTTTATTAAAACGATATAAGAATACGGGTCAACTCAAGACTCATCTTCTCTTAAATCACTTTATTATTTTGTATAATATCTTTGGTGAAGCAACAACTCCCATGTTGTTTTTTAAGATAGAACGAGATCTTTGGTCTTGTATGAAAACATTTATCATCTTTTTGGGAAAATTGCAGGAACATCCCAAGACATATATTCATGATATTCAAGTAGATATCTACTGTTTGTCCGAACTCTATAAAATCTACAATGGAAAAGAAGACTCTTGACAAAATTATCAACTTAATTCGTCTTCGCGAACAGGTAGCACCTCCTACCAATAACGTTGGTGGTGGAAAAATTGCGGGCACAGTGGAGGCAGGAGATGACCCTCCAGTAAGGAAGAAGAAAAAGTATATCTATCAGAAGGGCGTAAGAAAACTCTGGAAACCTAAAGATGGCTGAGCAAGTAAGGGTTGCAGTTTTAGAAGAAAGACTTGAATACTTTGAGACGTTCGTCTCAAGGTTAGACTCTGCAATCGAAAAACTTGCTGAGGTAAATAACAATGTGTCGCGTATGTTAGCGGTTCATGAGGAAAGAATATCAAAGCAAGAGGAAATCGACTCAGTGCTGTTTGATAAGATCGACAAACTCCGTGATAAAATGGACAGCGATCATGACAGCGTTACTAAACGATTATCATTATTGGAACGGAAACTTTGGATTGGCATCGGAGCACTGGCAGCAGTATTAGTTCTGACTAATCCTCAAGCAGTTAAAACTTTAAGACCCTTGTTATCTTCCACAGAAAGTGCTATAATAACTCCAGCAGTTGCCTATGTGAATGGATCATATTGATTCCAAGTTTATTGGTCTCTTATCCTCACGTCTTCAGAAGTTTAAAAGAGTAAAGTCAAACCTGTATAACTTCAGGTGTCCTATCTGTGGAGACTCTAAGAAAAATAAAAGTAAGACGAGAGGGTATCTTTACGCCGTAAAGGCAAACACTAATTTTAAGTGCCACAATTGTGGTGCTTCGATGTCACTTAACAACTTCATAAAAGAAATTGATTCCACTCTCCATAAACAGTATACTATGGAGAAGTTTAAGAGTGGCCACACCGGTAGGAACTTTGTAAGTGAAGAACCTGTCTTTAAATTTGAAGCACCAAAGTTTAAGTCGAAAATTAAACTACCAAAGGCATCTGAACACCCTAGACCTGCAGGATATCTTACGGCAAGAAAATTAAATCCAGAAGATTTTTATTATGCCAAACACTTTAAGAAGTTTGCCAATAGTCTTAAACCAACTTTTGAAAATGAGGATCATGATGAAGAACGAATCATCATTCCTCTTTATTACAAAAAAAATTTAATTGGGTTTCAGGGGAGATCCATAAAACCAAACCCTGTTAAATATATTACCGTGATGCTTGATGATGACGCACCGAAAATCTACGGATTGGATAAAATCAGAACAGATGCTCCAGTCTACGTTACAGAAGGACCGTTTGACAGTACATTCATTTCAAACGCGATTGCTATGTGCGGAGCTGATGCTAATGTCAGTAGTTGGGGGATTAGCAATCCTGTGTGGATTTATGATAACGAACCCCGTAATCGAGAAATCACCGACCGTATATCCAAAACAATCGATTCTGGTGACTCGGTAGTCATCTGGCCTGATAGTATAGATGATAAGGATATAAATGATATGGTGATGTCTGGACTTGATGTAGAGTCTGTGATAAAATCAAATACATATTCTGGATTAGAAGCAAAACTTAAATTTAACACCTGGAAGAAGATATGAGCAACGGCACCAAAGTTAAAAAGAGAGATGGAAGAATTGAACCTCTTGACCTAGAAAAGATGCATCTGATGGTTGAAGAAGCAACCAGGGGTCTTGCAGGAGTCTCTGCGAGTCAAGTTGAGATGAAGTCCGGTATCCAGTTTTATGATGGCATCACCACTGCAGAGATTCAGGAGATTTTGATCAAGGCTGCTTCTGACCTAATTGATCTGGATCATCCTAACTATCAATTTGTAGCAGCACGTCTTTTACTCTTCTCTCTTCGTAAGAGTCTTTATGGAAAGATGAGGGAACTTCCTAATCTTGAATCTCATATCATGGACTGTACCTTTAAGGAAGTTTATGACAAAGATATTTTTACTAAGTATTCTAAAGAAGAGATTGCTAAAGCAAACTCTATGATTGATCATGATCGTGATTTCCTGTTCACATACGCTGGATTAAGACAGGTCGTCGATAAATATCTTGTACAAGATAGAAGCGGCGGTGGAGTCTATGAGACTCCACAATTCATGTATATCATGATTGCTCTTACTATCTTCCGGGATTATCCAAAGGAGACAAGACTGTCTTATGTCAAACGATACTACGACGCAATCTCCAGACACAGAATCAACATTCCCACACCTATCATGGCAGGAGTGCGAACTCCACTTCGACAATTTGCTAGCTGTGTTCTTGTT